TGTGCATTCCATGACGATTGAAACTTGGCTGACTAAATCACCAGTTAGTTGGTCGACACCCAAGTACATTTGTTCAACAGCAACCAAGTAACCATTACGGAAATCCTCGGGAGAGATGTCAATCATATCACTTACTGATGTGTTGTTACCGTCTACAGCAGTTCCTACGTTAAGTCGGCCTGATGAGACAACACTACGGTCTGTAAGGTCTACCATTGCACTCTGTGATTGAGTAGTAAGTTGGTAGGCTGTTGCAGCGTTAGCCCCTGCTGGCCCTTGAATAGATTGAATGGGCGTACCGTATTGAACTGAGATACCGTGTATTCTGAGTACGCTTTTGCCGAGGGCATCTACGTATGCACCAAGATCAATTGAGTCTTCTGCAAAGTTAAGTCCGTTGGTTGATACTTGCGCTCTGATAAAGAACGAGTCTGATTTAGCCATACAACTGCCAGTCCTCGACGGTGTATAAAGTAAACCGCTTGTGCAGTCCCCTGCAATCTGCAGCCCATCTTCACGGCGAAGCCGTTAACAGACTGGATCGGAAAGCCGCTCTCCACCCTCGCTTCGCTCCCCCGACCTCCACCCCTATGCTGATGCCCCCGCTATATTATTCTATGGCGTAGCCTTTTTTGAGAATATACTAAATAACATTATTATTTAGCGTAGAATATGGCGAACCAATACTCCATAACCGTCAGCGATCGCGCTGATCACGTGCTAAAACAGTTGAAAGAAAGCGGTTACATGACCAGCCGGTGCATTTCTGCAGCAATAGAGTTGCTTGGTCATGAAGCTCTTGTGCGTCTTGTTACGTATCAACGTAGAATTGACACACTTCTCAAGGAGGAAGACCAATGATAAAGTTTAACGATGCTCAAATTAGTATTTTGAAGCAAGGCCTATGGGCTTTGATTAGTAACGAAGAGGATTGGGCAAACGATCCACGCGAGTCTGTACAACAAACAGCAATAAGGAATATCGGTTATGCCAAAATGGTTCTGCGAACACTGGAAGATTACCAAACAATTCAACAAGCAATGGAGAGTTCAGAATGAAACAAAAGCGTAACCAACATACTGGAGCTGCAGGAATTACTGAAAGAGAAGCTAATACGATTAGAGGAGCTGCACATAAGCTTCACAAGATTAGTGAAAAGAAAAACTTGTATGTTCGACATCAAATGAGACTACTAAAAGCAACAGAACAGCTTCTTAAATTACTTGAGGAAGCTGAGAGATAATCCAGCTATTAGCTGTGCATGTGCAAGCTTGCACATCCATAGCTTAGAAATACGGGATGAACATTACTGCAGCTCGTACAGCATCGATCCCACCGACCAAAGCGAGAGTGAGAAATGAAACCAGCACGTTTAGTTTGACTAACGTGTCAAGATTTGTTTCTTTCTCTGATCGTCGTTCTTCACGTGTCATCAACCATTGAGCGAACCGTTCAATGCGAGTTGCAGTTTTAACTTCTTCAATTGGTTTTTCAGTCATAGTAACACCTTGTTTACGCTTGAGAAGTTTCTTTGATGATGGTAATGATTGCTTCATCATCGCTGAGTTCAACTACTTGAGCCCGAATTAGGTAATTGTAAACTCCATTAGTAGTTTGATCCATAGTCAAATACAAATCTCTGTTTACAATATGTTCAGGGTCTATGATTGTACGTGGACTCTGGAATTCCCCACCCGCACCCGTTGAACTAAAAGCCCAAGCAAATTGTGAATTATCTGCAGCATTCATATTTGTACCCGAAGGGATTGTGTCTAATGATAAAATTCCATTAGTAATACGTCCAGCACCGACTGAAACGAAATCGCTCCAAATTTCAAAGTCCTTGATTTTTAGACCATGGTTAATGAGCCCATCAGATATGATGATGTTCTTACGTGCAACACCACCACCAGTAACTTCAATTTGTCCACGTAGAGTACGCAACTTTCCAGCTTTCACTTCTTCGCCTCCTTATGTGCTGCTTTAACTGCACGCTTGAAACCGCCAGCTTTCCACTTACCGTTCTTGGTTTTGTGCTTGCGTGCAATCTTCTTGAACGCTGCCTTGTAACGTCGGTTGTACGCTGACACCTTACGCTTAGCTTTCTTTGGCTGGGCGATTGCATCAAGCGCGGTATTAGCTCCAGTTACGAATAACTCAGTGCCTACAGCAGCACCCGCCTTAGCTTGTTCTGGATCGAGAGCAATGGCGTAAGCTATCGGCAGAGGAATACCCATTGAGAGCAGTTGCCCGAGACGCTTACTTTGTTCTTGATTCAACGTGAGCACCTCACTGTTGGGAGAGGGCGAGTGCCATAGCTGCAGACTGTGATAGAGTTTCGACTGTGCATTCCATGACGATTGAAACTTGGCTGACTAAATCACCAGTTAGTTGGTCGACACCCAAGTACATTTGTTCAACAGCAACCAAGTAACCATTACGGAAATCCTCGGGAGAGATGTCAAT